GTAGCACCAGGTGAGCAGAAACTTTATGAAGTACCTACTGGTACTACTGCAATTTTGCTGTACGCACAAGTATCCAACGTAGGAATAGGTCAAACATATCCAACAGTTTCTTTAATACATAGGAGAGAATCTAGGAGCACAGGTAATAAAAGAGATATAAGAGTAATAAAAGATATAGAGATACCACCCAATGACGCAGCGATACTTATTGATGGTAGATTAGTTTTAGAAAAGACACCACTAACTTTGGACAGACTGTTTTTGAGGGGTGTGCAGTCAGGTGTAGGAACAATCACAAACGTTGTTTATCATGAACCAACTGGTGTAGCCACGGTAACTACGATGAACCCACATAACTTCAACGTGGGTGATCCAATTACAATGAGTGGAATTGCTTTCACATGTTCAGGAAGCACAGGAATAACAACTACGATATTCCCTGATCCACAACAGTCTTATGTTGTAGATGAAATAACAAATGCAGTTGGTACATCAAGAACATTTACTGCAGTTATAGGAAGTTCAAAAGGTTATCCTCATTTCTATAATCCAGCGATACATTACTTTGTGCGTTCACGGAGTGAAGCAGTCACAGCGAATACTGGAACAAAGTATACACCATCTTTCGCATCATACACTGGTGTAGATGGAGTTCTTATTTTAACATTAGGTGCTGGTCATGGTTTAGTTGCTGGATCAAATACAGTACAGATAGCAAATGATTCAATAATATTCACTTGTACACAAGATGGAAACTCGACAGAGCATGGATATCCAAGAGCAACAGATCCCTACGCAGGAACTAACATAGCGATAGCATCTACAACCACAACTACGATAACAGTCAATGTGGGTATCTCTTCTGCTGGTGGATTGGTCGCACCATTGCAGATGGAGTTTTTAGCAAGTATTCTAGAAAATAGTACTGCATAATGGCTGAAGGAAGAAGATCAAGTCAGCGATATTTAAGTGGAAGATCCAAGATAATTGGATTTTCTGGTTTAAGTACAGATAGACATCTGTATGTTGAATCTGGACAGGTTGAACCCAATTTAGGATTTCCTGGCGAAAAAAGTCTTCCAGTATCAAGCACATATTATAAGTTAATTACGGTTCCTAACGGTAGCACATATGATCGCTATTGGCAGGAGGACACCCCTGCAACTTTAGTGAATGGTATATCAATATTTGATGAAGGAGTATTAGTAGGAACAGCGAATACTGTATCAAAATTAAATTTTGTTGGTGCTGCAGTTACTGCGACTGCGAGTGGAACCATATCAACGATCACGGTAACACCCGTATCAATATCAACACTCGCACCACCAAATCCAAGATCAGGAGATTTATGGTGGGATAGTGATGAGGGTGAATTAAACGTATACTATCAAGACATTAATAGTGCACAGTGGGTAATAGCAAATAGTGGAATCGGAACTACCGCTGGAGGTGGTGGTGGAGGAGGAGCTGGTGGAGCAAACGTAACTGTTTCACCTAATCCACCAGGATCATCTTCTAATGGAGATTTGTGGTGGGATAGTGATATAGGTGAACTTTACATATACTATACTGATGGTGATAGTAACCAATGGGTAGAGACTTCAGGAGGTAGTGAGACTGTTACCATATCAGATAATCCACCATCTAGTCCTAACTCTGGAGATTTGTGGTGGGAAAGTGATACTGGATCATTAAAAATATATTACGATGATGGTGACAGTCAACAATGGGTTGATTCAAATGCAGGAGTTCTGAGTTCTCTATCAGCATTCAATTACTGGCAGCAAAATAGTGCTGGTATTAATACATCATCAAACGTAGGTATTGGAACAACAAATGTATCAGCAGTTGATTCTAACAATACTGCTGTTCTAGCTGTAGGAATAGTAACTGCAAACAAATATTACGGTGATGGTTCCAATTTAACAGGTATTAGTGGTGGGGGTGCTAGTGTTACAGTATCAACTGGTGCACCAAGTAGTCCTAATTCTGGTGATTTATGGTGGGATAGTGATGATGCTGACCTTTTAGTTTATTTTAATGATGGTAACAGTAGTCAATGGGTAAGCACCAATGCAGGAGCAACTGGTGCTCAAGGTCATCAAGGAGCTACAGGTGGAGCACAGGGTGCGGTAGGTGCTCAAGGTGCTACTGGTGCTCAAGGTGCTACTGGTTCGGGAGGATCAACAGGTGCTCAAGGTGCAACAGGTTCAGGTGCTCAAGGTGCAACTGGTGCTCAGGGTGCACAAGGTGCAACGGGTGTAGGTGCTCAAGGTGCCACTGGTGGAGCACAGGGAGCTGTAGGTGCTCAAGGTGCTCAAGGTGCTAGTGGAACTAATGGAGCTCAAGGTGCTAATGGAACTAATGGAGCTCAAGGTGCTACAGGTTCAGGATCAACTGGTGCTCAAGGTGCTCAAGGACATCAGGGTGCAACTGGTGCTCAAGGTGCTAGTGGAACTAATGGTGCTCAAGGTGCTACTGGTGCTCAAGGTGCTACTGGTGCTCAAGGTGCAACAGGTTCAGGATCAACTGGAGCTCAAGGTGCAACAGGTTCAGGTGCTCAAGGAGCCACTGGTGCTCAAGGTGCTCAAGGTAATTCAGGTTCTTCAGGATCAAGAACAACTGCGAATGCATCAACAGGATCCATAGCAAACGCAGCGTCTGCTAACATATCAATCTCCGCAGCAAAGGTTTATGCATTGTTAAAAGTTCAAACGTCAGCAGCAGCATGGGTAACTTTATACACTGATTCTACGAGTAGAAGTAATGATGCAAGTAGAGCAGAAACCACTGACCCAATACCTGGTTCAGGTGTGATTGCTGAGGTAATAACGAGTGGTGCTGCGACTCAAATCATGACACCAGGTGTTATTGGGTGGAATAATGACGGTACACCTGCGTCAACAGTATATGCGAAGGTGGTTAACAAAAGTGGAAGCACACAAGCGATCACTGTGACTTTGCATTACCTAGCGTTGGAGAGTTAATGAAAGAATATATTGTTACATGTAAATCTATGGAGGATTTAAATAGTTTCTATGATGATATGGAGACTGTTGGTGGATCTCTTTACATCCCTGATAGGGCAGTAGAATTAACTAGTCGAAGAACAATCAGTCGTAACACACATTATATGTTGACTGAAAGTGAAGCAGTGGAAATAAGAAAAGATTCAAGAGTGTTAGCATGTGAACTAACATGGGAGGAGCAAGGAGTAGAAATTTTACCACACTGGAAACAAACTGGGGATTTTGAAAAGATAGATGTTGATCTTGATTTAGGTCAAACTATAGATTCTAATGATAAGAACTGGGGATTATACAGAGTTAATAAAGGCTCGACTGTATCTAATTGGGGAACTAATGGATCTTTTACAGAGATTTCAAATCGAAACTTACATACAACATGGTCAGGTAAGAACGTTGATGTTGTAATTGTAGATGATTATCCAAATCCTAATCATCCAGAGTTTGCAGTAAATGTGAATGGTACAGGGGGAAGTCGATGTCAGTTTTCTTTTAACTGGTTTCAATATAAAACCGCTTTGGGATATACTAATCATCCAAGTACATATTCTCATGTTGATCCTCCAAATTCCGCACATGGTGCTCATACTGCTGGAACCACTGCTGGTAATACACAAGGATGGGCAAGAGATGCAAATATATACACGATGAGATTTTTATATTCAGGTGTATCAAACTGGCCAGATGTATTGTGGGATTATCTACGATACTTTCACAAAAATAAATCTGTAAATACTAATACTGGAAGAAGAAATCCAACAGTGGTCAATAATAGTTGGGGAGGTAGTATAACTCGCTCAGTTGCTTCAGCAACTTCAGTGACTTACAGAGGAACCACCACTGATATATCAAGTATGTCTGAGGCTAATAAAGTAAGCACTCTTAGATCAAATGGATGTCCTGTTGTTTACTTAACTAATCAGTTTACTGGACAGCAGATACCTTACTTATATCGTATACCATTACGAAATGTTGCGATGGATGCTGATATTCAAGATGCCATAGATGATGGAGTTATATTGGTGGGGTCTGCAGGAAACAGTAGATGGAATTGTGAACTTTCAGGTGGACAAGATTATGATAATTCTGTTGTTGCATCTGGAACAACATATTATCATTCAAGAGGATCATCGCCAGGTGCTGGTGGTGATATGATTTGTGTTGGTTCAGTTGGTGCAAAGACTCAAGAGTATAAATCTGATTTTAGTAACTGGGGTGGAAGAGTTGATATTTGGGCACCTGGTACTAATATTGTGTCTTCAGTTTATAGTAATTCTGTGACTTATGAGGGTGCAGTCGCTGATCCAAGAAATAGTTCATATTATATTGCGTCAATCAGTGGAACAAGTATGTCTGGTCCTCAAGTTGCTGGTCTACTTGCGTGTTTGTGTGAGCAAGAACCGAATCTAACTCAGGCAGAGGCACTACAATATTTAAAAGAGGGTGCTTTAGCGGATGTGGGAGATGATGGCACAACACCAGAACAGTCTAACAATGAGGGTTTTGGTGATAGTATTAATAGATATCTTTTTGATATGAGAAAGAGACCTTTAGATGGCATGACTCATCCAGCAGTCCTACATAAAAATAGAAATACAACAACTGCAGGAGTGAAATATCCACGAGTAAGAAACAATAGGACTACCAAATAAATATTATTATGGCTCAATTCAACTTTCCAAATAGTCCGAATAACGGTGATTCCTATACACAGAATAGTATTACTTTTGTGTGGGATGGTGAAGCTTGGAGAAGACAAGGAACTGCTGGTGCTCAAGGTGGTGCTGGTGCTCAAGGAGCTCAAGGTGCTACAGGTTCAGGTGCTCAAGGTGCAACAGGACCTACAGGTGCTCAAGGTGCTACAGGATCTACAGGTGCTCAAGGTGCTACAGGATCTACAGGACCAGCAGGACCGACAGGACCATCTGGTAACACAGGTGCTCAAGGTGCACAAGGTGCACAAGGACATCAAGGTGCAGGTGGATCAGGCGGACCTACAGGTCCCTCTGGAGCAACAGGTGCCCAAGGTGCGACTGGATCTACTGGTTCTCAAGGTGCTGCAGGTTCAGCGACTGTTGCAAATAATTCTGACGACAGAGTGATCACTGGTGGTAGTGGAACTAACTTAAATGCTGAAGCAAACTTAAACTTTGATGGATCAACTTTAGATGTAACTGGTAAAGTAGTTATTGATAGAGGATCTTCTGTTAATCAGGCATTAGATATTAAGACAACAGCAGCCAGTGGTGCTTCCAGAATTAGATTTTTAGAATCTAACACCAGCAAAGGCGAATTTGCGTACTCCCATGACAATGACCAATTAGAAATAATTGGTATGTCTGGACAAGGACTTGCATTTTTTACAGATGGGTATCTTGGTGAAAAAATCCGCATTGGAACTTCAGGTCAAATTGGATTAAGTGGTGCAAATTATGGTACATCTGGTCAAGTATTAACAAGCCAAGGTTCTGGTTCTGCAGCAACTTGGACAACAGTATCAGGAGCTAGTAGTAATTATACAAATAGTCTTTCAAATTCAGTTCAAAGAACTCTTCAATCAAAATTAGATGACTTTGTAAATATATTAGATTTTGGTGTAGAGGAGGGAAGTTCAAAGAGTAATACAGTTAGAACCAATAATACCAGTAGATTTGAAAGTGCTCTCACTCATGAAAAAAGAATTTACATACCTGCAGGAATATATGAATTTAACAGTGAAGTTAATATCTCAAACAAATCAGTTTCTCTTTTTGGAGATGGTGAGAGATTAAGTATCTTAAGATGGGTAGCTTCAGGTAGTTTTAATGGAATTAAGTGGGAGACAAATACTTCAGAAAGAACTCTTACAGTCAGAGATCTTAAATTACAAGCATCTGGAAATATAACTGGAAGTCCAATTTATGCAGACGAAACTTCTGGAGGTCCAGGTGGAACAATTAATCCAAATGTTGTTCTTGAAAACGTAGTCGCAGAAAATCTGGGGGGTACAACCAGATGGCAGAACGGATTTTATTTTAATGATTGTCGAAACAGTTATTGTAATAGGGTAGTTTATAGAGGGAATCCTTCAGCAAGTTATAATTCAGATTATGGATTCTTAATGGATGGAAGAAACATAGGTTGTATAGATTTTAGTTTATTTCAATGTCAGGTTTCAGATGTCCGTGGTGCACCTGGTGCTGCGTTTTTAATAAGGGGAGCGTGTGAAGGTATTCATGTTGAAAGTTGTTTGGCGATTAATACCGATAGAGGTGTACAGAGTGATAATCATTATGGTAGTGATAATGCCGAAAGTAGTGAACCTTTTGTAACTGTAATTAATTGTCATTTTAATGTTCATGAAAAAGCTATACTATTCCAACGTGTTTTGCAATCATTCATATCAAATAATCACCTTCAGGCTTGTGATATTATACCAACTGGATCAGGGCATTCAAAAGTTGATTGGATAGGAATTGAATTTGCTGGATCTGCCAGTAATATAAAATGTGAGAATATTCATATACATCAAAATTTATTTCACGCAGATTTTAGCGGAAGAAACGCTTACAGTAATAAAGGTGTTCTAGCTGATTATTGTAATGAAATACTTTTAGATAATAATCAATTTAAAGGATGTGATGATCCTGTAATTGAATTTACAAGTACAGCCACCAACTCTCAATGTTTAAACAATAGATTTCAAAATTGTGATACTCCTCACATCACTAATAATGGTTCAAATATAACAACAGCAACTGTTGCTGGTGCTCAAGGTGCTGCAGGTGCTCAAGGAGCTACGGGTGGAGCACAGGGTGCTACTGGTGCAACAGGTGCTCAAGGTGCGACTGGACCAACAGGACCTACAGGACCAACTGGTGCACAAGGAGCTACTGCTGCTCAGGGTGCTCAAGGTGCAACAGGACCCACAGGACCTGCTGGTAATGCAGGTGCTCAAGGTTCAGGTGGATCAACAGGTGCTCAGGGTGCTGCTGGTTCAACAGGAGCTACAGGACCTACTGGTAACACTGGTGCAACTGGTGCTCAAGGTGCTCAGGGTGCTTCGGGATCAGGTGGTTCAACAGGTGCTCAGGGTGCTCAGGGTGCGACTGGATCTGCTGGTGCTCAAGGTGCTACTGGTTCAACAGGTGCTCAGGGTGCACAAGGTAGCTCTGGTGCTGGTGCTTTAAATGTTAAAGATTATGGAGCAGTAGGAGATGGAAGTACAGACGATACGTCTGCAATTCAAAGTGCCCTCAATGCGGGTAGTGTGTTCTTCCCTGCAGGTTCTTATAAAATAACTTCCACCATTTCCCTATCTGATAAAGTAAGAAGTATTAATGGAGTAGGTCAACAGTCGATATTAAAATTTGTTCCAAGTTCAAGTCCTGATAACTTATTTGAAATCACCAGAACAGCCTCTGAATCTGCTTTTTTCCAAGTTTCAAATTTAAGATTTGATACTACTGTAGCTGATGCTGGTTATGCTATAAAAATTCAAGAAACGAGAAGTAGTAACGGTGATCATGTTGTAGGAGGAGTAGACTTTTTACATATTACTAACGTTATATTTGATGCAGAAGGTTCTGGTTATTGGAGAGGTGCATTATATCAAGTTAATGCTGGAGGAACTTATTGGACTAATTCCAGTTTTAGAAATAATAATAGTGCTACTGCTCAAAATGATACTGACGTTCAAGGCATATATTTACATAACACAAGTCCTGGTGGCACTGCACCAAACTATAAAGTGATTAGAGCTTTGACGATGAATAATTTTTATATTCAAAGAACTTATCGTGCAATAACTGTTCAAACCACCACCACCAACTATGGTATTGAAAGTGTTTATATAGATCTTGGAGAAATTATATCTAGAACTGGAATATATTTTTCTGGGTCAGGTCATATAGATGCTATTAGTGTTCAAAATGTTCATATGGATGTTCTTGAATCTGCAATAATAGGAACTAATAATACAGATGTTAATGTAGTAAGGATTATAGGATCTGACTTAAGAAAAGGAACTAATGGAGGAAGTCCTGTTGCTAGTAATCTAATAAGATTTCATTCTGGAAGGATATTATCTATAGTAGGCACTCAGATTGGTGGCACTTATTCGGGTGGTAGTGGTGTAGCACAAAATGGTATAAGTCTAGAAGGTGATTATCAGGAATTTAATATAGATGGTGGTAATTTCTTTAGAGATCTGCAAAGACCAATAATTATTGGTGGCACTGTTAACAATGGAGTTATTGGATTATTTGAGAGTAGTTGTGATATAGACACAGTAAGCAATACTTCAAGTGGCGGTGGTATTATTATAGATACAGGTTCAGGATCAACAGGTGCTCAAGGTGCTACTGGTTCAACAGGTGCTCAGGGTGCTACTGGTGCTCAGGGTGCTACTGGTGCTCAAGGTGCTACTGGTTCAACAGGTGCTCAAGGTGCTACTGGTTCAACAGGTGCTCAGGGTGCTACTGGAACGTCTGGATCAAGAGCATACACAGTCACCAATAATGGTGCTAGTAATTATGTTATAGATGGTGCAAATAATCCAACACTTAATTTGTTGAGGGGGTTTACTTATACTTTTAATATGAATGCTGCTGGACATGGATTTGGTATTCAGACATCATCTGGAACATGGAATTCTAGTAATGAATACACAACAGGAATTACAAATGCTAGAGCAGCGACAGGAACTATAACATTTGCAGTTCCATATAATGCACCAAGCACTTTATATTATGCTTGCACATCTGGTCATTCTGGTATGGTTGGAACTATATCAATCAGTGATGTAGGACCGACTGGTGCTCAAGGTGCTACTGGAGCAACAGGTGCTCAAGGTGCTCAAGGTCATCAAGGTGCTGGTGGTTCAGGAGGATCTACAGGTGCACAAGGTGCTACTGGTGCTCAGGGTGCTTCAGGATCTGGTGGTGGAACTGGTGCTCAAGGTGCTACTGGTGCTCAAGGAGCTGCAGGAAATGCTACCACTGGTGCTCAAGGTGCACAAGGACATCAAGGTCATCAAGGTAACACAGGTAATACGGGAGCACAGGGTGGTTTATCCACCTATTCAGTTCCTTCAGGTGGTATCATCATATGGTCTGGTGCAGCAAATGCGATTCCAAGTGGTTGGGTATTATGTGATGGTACAAATAACACTCCAGATTTAAGGCAAAGATTTGTTATGGGTTCAGGTGATAATCCTGATGTTGCAAGAACTGGTCAAAATGTTGGTGCTCAAGGAGGTTATACAGATACTATTGTTGTTCAACACAACCATACTATTACTGATAATGGTCACACCCATAATCTATTATATAATCACGGTGCTTTTGGAGGATCATCAGGTGCTACTACTCCAAGAAGTGGTAATACACCAGTGACTCCAGGTATTACTGGAAGAATATCAACAAACTCAACTGGAATAAGTATCAATAACGAAGGTAGTGCAGGAACTGATAGAAACATACCACCATTTTATGCACTTTGTTATATTATGAAAACTTAAAATAAATAGGTAAAAAGATTATGGCAACAACTATTCAAGGTGGAGACACAACAATTTGTTATGGATCATTGAGAATATCTACTGATGAAAATAATTCAATAGATAGTACACAAGGAGACTGGACATTTGTGGAGGGTTCTGAGCACTTGTATGTTGTAAATAATAAAAATAATAAAAAGTATAAACTTACTATGGAAGAGGTATCATAGTATAGATCATGGCTGCATTCGATTTTCCAAATAGTCCAAATAACGGTGATAATTACACTGCGAATGGAATCACATGGACATGGGATGGTACAAGTTGGAGAAGAAGTTCAGCAGTTGGTGCTCAAGGTGCACAAGGACATCAAGGGCATCAGGGAAGTTCATATTGGGTAGCTGAAGGCGTAGGTATTCATACGTTAACTAATGTTGGTATTGGAACTACAAATGCTACTGATAAATTAGTCGTTGATGGCAATGCTCGTATAACTGGTATTCTTACCGTAGGAACTACCTCTGTTGTTATAAGTAATGATTCAGTAATTGTTGGTTCAGGATCATCAATTCATAGTAATATAGCAGAATTTAAACATCTTACTTCAAGTGGAATTTCAACGTTTTATGATGATTTAGATGTTCAGGGTGGAATAAAAGATAAAGATGGAGAATTAGGCACTTCAGGGCAAGTATTAAGTTCTACTGGTACACAATTAAATTGGGTATCAGCGAGTAGTGGTCCATCTGGTGCTCAAGGTGCTCAAGGTCATCAAGGTAATGCAGGACCTGCAGGTGCTCAAGGTGCTGCAGGTGCTCAAGGTGCAACAGGTGCTCAGGGTGCTACAGGACCTGGTGGTGGAACTGGTGCTCAGGGTGCACAAGGTGCCACTGGTGCTCAGGGTGCTTCAGGAGCAGGTGGTGGAACTGGTGCTCAAGGTGCTCAAGGTCATCAAGGTGCCACTGGTGCTCAAGGTGCTACTGGTGCACAAGGTGCTCAAGGTGCTACTGGTGCTGCTGGTGCTCAAGGTGCAAATGGTGCTCAAGGTGCTACTGGTGCTCAAGGTGCTACTGGTGCTCAAGGTGCTCAAGGTGCTCAAGGTCATCAAGGTGCAAATGGTAACGTTGGTGCTACTGGTGCTCAAGGTGCTCAAGGTGCAACAGGTGCTCAAGGTGCTACAGGAGCAGGAGGTGCACAAGGTTCTGCTGGTTCTCAGGGTGCAACAGGTTCAGGTGCTCAGGGTGCACAAGGACATCAGGGTGTTCCTGGTAATGCAACAACAGGTGCTCAGGGTGCTACAGGTGCTCAAGGTGCTTCAGGAGCAGGTGGTGGAACTGGTGCTCAAGGTGCTCAAGGTCATCAAGGTAATAGTGGATCTGGTGGTGGAACTGGTGCTCAAGGTGCTCAAGGTCATCAAGGTAATACTGGATCAGGTGGTGGAACTGGTGCTCAGGGTGCTACAGGTGCTCAGGGTGCTTCAGGATCTGGTGGTGGAACTGGTGCTCAAGGTGCTCAAGGTGCTCAGGGTGCGACTGGATCAGGTTCCACTGGTGCTCAAGGAGCAACAGGACCTACAGGTTCTCAAGGTGCTCCAGGATCAGGTGGTGGAACAGGACCTACAGGACCTACAGGACCTTCAGGCACAACTGCAGGTTTTGCACACAATTATGGTACTGTAAGTTATAGTGGTACTTCTTATCAGGGTGGTAATTTTGGTACTCATATTTCATGTTCCCTCACACCTTCTAATTCAAACAATAGAGTCGTGGTAATGGCTTCTTTTTCATTAAGAAGATTAGGTAATCAGAATAATAATGTGCATGCTAGAGCGAGACTTACAGGTGGTGGAGATTTACGAGAATCTGAGATCGTAAGGACTAATCTAATAAGTTTTAATGATTCTGTTAACCAATTTAAATTAATTGCCTATGATGCTGCTGGAAATACCAGTAATAGGACTTACAATTTAGCGGTCAACTATACTACTGGATCTGGCAGTAGTGGAGTACAAATAAGACATGCCTCTATTGTGGCAATAGAACTAAGATCATAAAAACAAATGAAATACACAGCCGTAGACGCACTATCAATACTTAGACCAGATGCAGAATGGACTGCTCTTGGTGATGTTTACTCTGGTATAGAATGGTTAGATAGTGGTCAAACAAAACCAACAGAAACAGAAATCAATAATAAGATTTCTGAACTTGATGCAGCAGAACCAATGAGATTATTGAGGGAGGAGAGATTTCGTCTTCTCTTAGAGTGTGATTGGACACAGGGTGCAGACGTTCCTAATTCTATAAAAACAGCATGGCAGACATATCGTCAGGAATTAAGAGATTTACCTGCAACTGCATCACCAAGTTTGGACTCAAATTACGATTTGGATTTAACATCAGTAACTTGGCCATCTAAACCTTCGTAATAAATAAATTTATGACTGGTATAGATTTTCCATCCAATCCTAGTGTAAATCAACAATTCTCTGCATTTGGTAATGTATGGGTTTGGAATGGATCATCTTGGAGAAAAGTAAGTCGAACAGCAGTTATAGGAGCACAGGGTAATACTGGACAGACTGGACCTCAAGGTGCAACAGGAGCAGGAGCACAGGGAGTTGCAGGTGCTCAAGGTGTTCAAGGGGCAACTGGACCAACTGGACCCACAGGTCCTACAGGTGCTGGTGCTCAAGGTGCTACAGGTGCTCAAGGTGCTACAGGTGCACAAGGTGCACAAGGAACTCAAGGTAATATTGGTGTAGGAAGTATTACAACATCAACAGGTGCACCACCTAGTCCTAATGAAGGAGACTTATGGTGGGATACAGATGATGCTGTATTATTAGTTTATTATAATGATGGAAATAGTAGTCAATGGGTATCAATAAACACTGGAGTTAGAGGGGCACAAGGTGCCACTGGTGCTCAGGGTGCTCAGGGTGCTATTGGACCAACTGGAGCTCAAGGTGCAACAGGAAATGTGGGTGCTCAAGGTGCTCAAGGTGCTGCTGGTGCTCAAGGTGCTGCTGGTACAAATGGTGCTCAAGGTGCTGCTGGTGCTCAAGGTTCTCAGGGTAATCAAGGACAATCTGGAACAAATGCAGGTCAAGGTGCTCAAGGTGCTGCTGGTGCACAAGGTGCTGCTGGTGCTCAGGGTGCTGCTGGTGCTCAAGGTGCTGCTGGTGCTCAGGGTGCTGCTGGTGCTCAAGGTGCTGCTGGTGCTCAGGGTGCTCAAGGTGCGACTGGATCTACTGGTGCTCAAGGTGCTGCTGGTGCTCAGGGAGCCACTGGTGCTCAGGGTGCTACTGGTGCACAAGGTGCTCAAGGTCATCAGGGTCATCAAGGTGCAAATGGTAACGTTGGTGCTACTGGTGCTCAAGGTGCTACAGGTGCTCAAGGTGCTCAAGGTGCTACGGGTTCGGGAGGATCAACAGGATCCACTGGTGCTCAGGGTGCTACTGGTGCTGGTGGATCAACAGGAGCACAAGGTGCACAAGGTCATCAAGGACAGGGTGGTGCAGGTGGTGGAACTGGTGCACAAGGTGCTGCTGGTGCTCAAGGTGCTTCTGGTGCAGGAGGTGGAACTGGTGCACAGGGTGCTGCAGGTGCACAAGGTGCAGCAGGAAATGCTACTACTGGTGCTCAAGGTGCAACGGGAGCAACAGGTGCTCAAGGACATCAGGGTAATACAGGGACTACAGGAACTGTATTTACTTCTGGAACAAGAATGTTATTCCAACAAACTTCAGCACCAAGCGGATGGACAAAAGTGACAACTGGAGTTGATAATCGTGCTCTTAGAATTGTTACTGGAAATGTGGGATCTGGTGGAGCTACTAATTTCACAAGTGCATTGAACAGCACAGTAACCACTAGTGGTGGTATAGTTCAGAACCACACTTTAACTGTCGCTCAAATGCCAGCACACCAACACGATACAAGTGTTACTAATAGTGCTCTCTTTCCCGCCACTGGTCAGATTACCATTGGATATGGAGGACCAGGTGGTTATCCTGCTACCATTTTTACTATGAGTGATACTGGTGGAGGTCAAGCTCACAACCACGGATTAACACATCCTAGCTTTAACTTGAATGTTGCGTATACAGATGTTATAATAGCTCAGAAGAATTAATTATGAAACTTGAACAAGGAAAATTTTGCCCACTCATAGGTGAGGATTGTATAGGATTAAAATGCTCTTGGTTTACTCAAATTAGAGGAACTCATCCTCAAACTGGTCAGGAGATAGATGAATGGGGGTGTGCAGTAAATTGGATACCAACATTATTAATTGAAAATTCTCAACAACAACGACAAACTGGTGCTGCTGTAGAATCATTTAGAAATGAAACACTGAATAGAATATCTCAAACAATCGAGATGAAAATTATTGAAGAACAAAACGACAAAAAATTATTATCGTAATGTATGATTTAGTGCAAACCATTCAGGTTCTCACTCCTGAAGAGGTGGATTTTGTAAATACAGAATTAGACAAAAAACAATTTACAGTTAGTTCAATTGGTTTTGATGATGGCGAAACTGGTGAACCTAGAGTAGATCCAAATATTAGATCAAGCTCTGGATGTTATTTACTTGATGATGAAGAGGCATCCAAAGTAATACATAAAGGAATGAATAATGCTCTGTTGGAGTATCATCAGAGACTGATAAAAATTCATCCTACATTTGATGGGTATCCAGTTCCTGGTGGTTTCATGACAAAATCACATCGTGAATTTATTCAAGTATTGGAATATGTAAGTAATCAAAAATATAATTATCATATTGATGCATCTCCAGCACCTAATTCAAAAGAATATCATAGAAAAATCTCTATAATTTTATATCTTACAGATGATTTTGAAGGAGGTCACACTAAATTTGTTGATAAAAAATATAAACCACCAATCGGTCATGCCCTTATTTTTCCATCAAATTGGTGTTTTCCGCATTGTGGAACAATGGTCACTAAAGGAACTAAGAGAGTGGCGGTCACATGGTACTATGTTGAAGACATCAATGTTTGACTATCTAAATAAATTCAACTATAATTATTCTATGAGTTATTCAGACGAATTTTTAGAGAACATAACAATAGATGTTTGCAAAAAGACATTCATGTTGTATATGGATGATGGGCAGAAGAGAAAAGTTAAGTGTGATACCAGTCAACAGTTTATGGATGTTCTAGAATTGATTAACAAATCTGCAGATCCTAGAATTGTAGAATATACTGATATAACTACTACAGAAGACTGATTCCTGACTAACTAAATAGATCATAGAATAATATATTGGCAATCATAAGACAATGCCCCTTA